CTCTCGTATGCACGCCGCCGCGAATATCGTGATGAGGACAGCAATTTCATTGCATGCGCCTCGTATGACGGTGAAACCGGTGTCGGCGAACCCGGTGGGCATTGCGCGGATTGTGCGATGAACAAGTGGTCGGGTGAGGGCAAGAACCGTAAAGGTCCGCAGTGCGTGTTCATGTATTCATACATGGTGTACATCAAGGAATATGAGAACGCTGCAATCATAAACTTCAAGCGAACCGGTTTAGCAATCGGCAAATCGCTGAACAGTGTTATGAGTCGGCAGGGCTTTGGCCGTGTTGCAATCACCCTAAGCTCGAAACTTCAAACCGGCGGTAAGGGAACGTACTATATCCCTCAACTGCTGCCGATCCCGAATAGCGCAGCAATAGAAGTAATCGAAAGTGCCAAGAACTTCTTCGGCGGTTAATTCATGCATGATATGGGAGGATCCAGCAGGGTCCTCCCAGGAGGGTTAAAATGAACTATTACAACCGGTACGTTTCACGGATTGTTTCACTAGGGGAAGCTCGGGCGCCAAGAGGGCTCGAGATAAAATCGCTTCAAGCAGAACGATTTGCCGTCAAGACAGGCATCACATACCGCAGGCCTATGGATAACCCGTTGATCGGATTCATGGAAGGCCTGCAATTCATTGCGGAAATCTTTAATAAAGATGCCATCGCGAGAATCGCGCCACATGCTCGACTCGACTTGTTCGGATTCAATTCAGCCTATGGCCCGAGGGTCATGGGTCAAACCGAAAAGATAATTGATGAGTTGATTAACGACCCAGCAACACGCCGTGCAGTGATGATACTGGCAAAGCCAGACGAGAATCTAGCGTTAAGACCTTGTACCACAAGCCTGCAGTTTCGTGTCAACGGGTACCGTCTTGATACGATAGTCAACATGAGAAGTTCGGACGCCGTGTACGGGTTGCCGTACGACCTCACGCAGTTTGGGATGCTAAGCATGGTTATTGCCAGCTGCGCAGGTTTTGTGACCAACAATCTGATAATTGAAATTGGTGACGCGCATGTTTACTTGGAAACCAAGCATCTGGCCTCAGGGTCGAAACAGTGGGAGTTCGAACTGCCTGATATAGAAATCCCAAATGGGTTGACCAGTCTTGACTCGTGGAAGGCATGGGCCATGGAAGCCATTGGGCTGCTTAGTCCAGGTTATGTAAACGACACCTTCAAATACAAGAAGTCAGAGGTCGAATCATGAACGATGTAGTCCTTGACCCTGTCATTGGGGCTCAACTATTGAGCAATGATGATGTGATTAGTTTCGATTTAGAGACCACGGGCTTGAGCCCTTGGAAAGATAATATCGCGTTGATGCAGTTCCACGGCCACACCACACAGACCCCTGTGGTCGTGCGGGTGGCTGATGGCGTTGTGCCTGAGGCGATTAAGGCCTTATTCGCATCGGGACACCGGCAGTATGTCGGCCACAATGTGGGTGGTTTTGATGTGTTGTTTTTAGACACCCATGGTGTCAACTGGAAGTGCAACACATGGTTTGATACTCTCATAGGAGAGGGTATGATTTCGACCACAGGCAGGCGTGACGTGAGCAGGAATCTTAAGAATTCTGTGAGGCGCCGGCTCGGGTTGACACTGGACAAGGATATTGAACATGGGAAATGGACTGCAGAGGTTCTAAGCGAAGCTCAGATGACCTACGCCGTGAATGACGTACTGTATTTGTACGACTTAATGAAAGAGCAGGTCCTGAAGGCTGACAGTCAGGGTCAAACTAAAGCAATTGAGATGGAAATGCAACTGGTTCCTATCACTGCTCAAATGACGTTAAATGGTTTACCACTCCTACCAGAGGTGCTCAACGCATGGCTCGACGAGCAACGCGAGCTTGAGGTTGTGAGTCATGATTGGCTCAACGAGCACCTTGGTTCGATAAACTATGCTTCACCAATTCAGATTATGAAAGCTGTCAAGAGTCTTGGATTAGAGTTCGAGAACACACGAGCTGAGACACTCGCTGAACTCGCAAACTATGGTGAGGGTTTAGGATCCGAGGTCGCGAAACACATGCTAGACTACCGGGCACCCGCACAACGAATTAAGATGTATCAGCAAAGCTGGCAAGATAGATACATCTGCGACAACTGGGTGCACGCTAGGTTCTGGCAGACCGGTACCGACACGTTGAGGTACTCATCATCTGATCCCAACCTGCAGCAGGTGCCGAAGGACGGCAGGAAAATCATCGGAAACCTAGATGGTATCGAAATCGTGAACGCAGATTACTCACAGATAGAAGTTAGGATTGCTGCAGAAATTGCGAATGACGAGAATCTCAAAAACCTACTCGACTCCGGCGACGTGCATCGCAACATTGCGGCACAGATTTTCCAGGTGCCTGCTGGTGAGGTCACAGATGAACAGCGTAAGATGGCAAAGGCATGCACGTTCACGTTGTTGTTTGGTGGCGGTGCGAACGGGTTATATCAGTATGCTCGAAATTCTGGCGCCTCGCTCTCTCAAGAAGAGGCCATGGACATCTTCTCTGGATTCTTCACCGCCTTCCAGGGACTGCGTCGAGTACGTGAACAGGCGCAAGGGTTGGCACGAAATCGCCATGTTGTCACAATACAACTGCCAAACTCTGCTAAACGAGTTCTTGTTGGCAGCAACGTGACTCCGAATAGAATTCTAAACACTGCTGTGCAGGGATCTGCTGCTGTGGGATTAAAATATGCAATGATAGAAGCCGATAAGGCAGGGTTGATGAAATACATCGGCGCAACTGTTCACGATGAGTTAGTGGCTGCGGTTCCAACGACTGAGGCCGTTGAGTACGGTCACGAGCTAGAGCAAGCTATGATTCGTGGGATGCAAGTCATATTTCCAAATATGATCACAAAAGTTGAAGTAAAACAAGGGAAATGCTGGCAGAGATGATTTGCTTTTATTGTCTAAAGGAAATACCTCTAAACATGCAGACCCAGATCACGTTCGACGTGCCGTACATCAACCTTTATGTTCATAAAGAATGCAGTAAACTGATCTACGAGTACGGTGTGAATAAGTATATTCAGGACAACAAAGCACGCTTCCTAGAGTTAGCAGAGAAGAACGCAGTAGAGTTTGGCATGCCAACAAGGAAAGTCAAAAGGAAATGTTAACCCGTTTGTAATCTCTTGTTAATCAGATGTTATTGTTGATGTCGTACAGTAGTATTAGGAATAAAAATGACAAATCACATGAATTCACCGAAAATCAAGAAAGCACTCGAAGCCTGCTATGCGGTAAAACTGCAATGGCAGGCTAAGGAGGCGGTTCTTGTTGCCTCCAAAGAAGCTGAACCAATTCCACAGACTGACGCCGGCGCGTTCACGAGAATGTGCGAACTAAATCAAGCAAAAAACGCGTGGTCGGATCTGCAGGCAGCGGAGTTTGAGGCTCGACAGCTGCTGTGGGCGNACTATAAGAGTAAGAAGCTCTCAAATCGAGAGATTATAAATATCGTCGCAACTGTACTTCAGTGAAATAGGAGATTGTTATGACATCAACAAGAAATAAGTTTGGTCGGACAGGGACTTACACCTGCGGAATCTGTGGAAAGCGAACTCGCAATGTTGACGGGGAAGAGTACTCAGGATTATGCAAGGCATGCTATGAGCAATGCGAGCAGGATAATGAGAAGGCCGATGAACGAATCGTAAAAGAGACTGAGATGGACGATCGACAGATTGCAGATGAGATGACTAAAGAATTGAATTATGGGCTAATCCATCCAACCCTTGAAACCTAAGGCGAGAATTAAGGAGTCGAAAGCCCGTGGAGGCGGGCTTCACCAGAACTAACCTACTGGTGCTGATGAGACAGGTTACACGGAGACTAAGATGTTGACAAAGACTGAGTTTGACGCGATTGCACCATTATCGTTATTCGCCTCTGGTGTGTCGACAGATACACAAGAAGGCCTGCACATGTGCGGCACCGGCGATCCCATATATTGGGTCGCCGTAAAAGGCGGAAATAATGATTGGGCCATGTACTGCGGATGGCAGGATGGCATGGAGGATCTGAAACGGCACGGCGACAAGGTGCATGACATGGACAACGTGCAGCATGTGTTGGCTGTGGATCCCTATGTTCTTAGCAGGTATCGACTATGAACGACAAACTATGGTGTCAAATGTGTGGGCATGAGCAAGGGGCGACTGAGTCTCATGAAATGAGTATTGTTAATGGCGTAGTCTTCGACATCTGTCAGGCGTGCGGAGCACGGATTGCACGACATCCGAAGCCTGAACAAGGGGTGCTCGAAGAGGTTCTGCTTGCCAAGCTTGCGAAGCACGACGCTCTGGTTGAAAGACTAGTTGAGGCGGGCGATAAGTTAGCTGCCACCACTAGGTTTACCCCAGCATATCTCGCTTTGTACGTTGGGTGGAAAGTCCTCTCAGACGAGTGGAAGGAATCGAAATGATTGCCGAGGTCGAACAAAAACCTAATTGCTATGCGTGCATCCACAGGCGCAATATCCCAGGAGATGCGCACAGTGCGTGTGGGCACCCGTCTAACGCTGATGTGTTGAATAACCCATTGGCACAATTGTTTGGTATATTTGCCAGCGTTGGTCGGGTTGAGCCCTTTCAGGTGACCACCAAGGTTCATGTGACTGGTAACCCCCATGGAATAAGGAACGGCTGGTTTATGTGGCCATTTAACTTTGATCCTGTTTGGCTGGAGTCCTGCGATGGCTTTAGCTCGAAATCGAAAGAGGAGACAGAATGAACATTGAAAAAGAGTGCGGTGTAATCACCGAGCACGCTGACAGGTTGATGCGGATGGCGCAGGTCCTGCGGGCGCAAAATGCGGAGTACATGTGTATGATTGCCAAGTTGACTGCGCAGCTTGCAGAGTGCCACCGATTGGCTTTAATAGGTGGCAAGCAGTTTGATGAAATCAGGGTCAAGGTTGAGGCTTTGATCGCGGACAATTACGGGCTTGAGACGATGGTCGAGCGACTTGTGGAAGCAGGGAACGGCGTAATGAAATGCGACCCCGAGTTATGGCCTATTAGTTGTAAGGCTTGGTTATTTCTTATTGCCGAATGCAAGGAGAAATGACATGGCGACAGAGATGATTTTATGGTACCTATGTGTTTGGGGCTTCGTCATTGACGTACTAATCGTTTGGGCAGGGATACAATATAGAAAGGATAAGAAATGAAGAAGATAGTGTTAACAGGTCCGTGTATAAATAAAGAGAAGATTAAAATTGTTCTCAAACCAAACATCGACGATAAGAATATTCGTACAGATGTAATGGAACATGATGCGATGACAGTATTTAGACTGATGAACGACTACCTGCCTTCCGGTACGGTCAATGGAATTTACAAATTGCTGCATGCGGCAAAAGAGAATCCACCAACTGTTTGGATGAAGAAATGAACGACAAACTGAAGGCTTGGATTGTGAGCGATAACGATGGCGAATGGTCTGAATTGTTACATGCCGAAACACGTGGCAAGGCGCGTTCTCAGGCGGCTGGGTTGTTCTCGGGAGTCGGCGCCATACGCAATGAGAATTTCTTATATTTTCGTGTCACACGATTTACAAAAGCCGATGATCGTGCATTTACCGCCGCAGACCGATATGAGGCGGATGGCGACGCGGAACACGATGAACGCTATATTTCGGAGTGCTACTGCGTTCTTTGTCAATTGAGGTAATCAATGGGTGAAGATGCAAAATTTAAGATAGGCGACAAGGTCACAAGGTTTGCCGGCGACAAACCAGGAGTGGTCACGGATGTGATGATACTTAAACGTTATAACGGACAGGAAAGGTTTATGTATAAAGTAAAATTTGATGACACAGAGTACGCCTACGTACCATGCGATCTACAGTTGTTTGAGACAAAGGAGCCTAAAAATGAAACAGATATTAGCTAAGATTAGGCAAGACAAGTTCTTCTTCAAAACTGAAGAAGACGAAGCGCTGTTCAAGACAACCGTGCCAGAGAATCTGGTGAAACCACCCTGCTGGCGGGCGTGGGATTACCTGTTGAAGCAGGGTTGGATTGGTGGGAGTGAGGATGCCGCCAATGGCGGGTTTATCGTTTGGCAGCAGCCTGAGACCGACGCAGAGGAGCTCGAGCTCTGCCTGAAGCAGCATGACTGGTCTTATGAATGGTCGGATGCCATGAATACATGGCGGAAGGGCGAAGCCGAGAAGGATAGGATAAAACGCCTGATGAAGAGGATCGGCAACCCGCAAGCCGTTGAAATCTATAAGAAGTTCTGCCCTTCGGTGGACGATTTCAAGTGGGGGTTGAGATGATGGGCGATGACGAAATGGAGATGAAATGAGTAGCAATTTAAAACAGCTTGAAAACTGCCTTATTAAAATCAGTCTTCTATGGGCGTCTTACGAGACCGATAACCCCGCAACAGACGTACACATTGATGCGGCACTGGACATACTTGAAGATGTCAAGAAGGACTATGCCCAGCTTGCCTCCCGCGACGCGCTTATCGAGCGGCTGGCAAACGAGGGTGGCAGATTAGCGGGCTTATTAGGCCAGTTTTCACCGGAGGAGCGAGCCAAAGCGTTCTTAAGTTTGGATGCCCTCGTCGCCGAATTGGAACAAACAAAGGAGACGAAATGACAGACGATTTTAGTGTTTATGATGCCGGAGATTTAATAGGGCTTGAGCATGTTCGTGCTCTTGACACTATAAACAAAAACCGCTTGATTGAATTCACGCCGGAATATATTGCAAATTGCCGCAGGGCAAAGGGTGGTCCGTGGGTGTTCCAAGATACACGCCAGGCGCTTGACGAAATCGAGCGGTCACACGCGCTGATTGAGCGGCTGGTCGAGGCGCACATGATGATTACTGATGCCTCCGACTGGTGGGATGGGGAAGCAACTGAAAAGTGGGATGCCGTCGTTGCCGAATATCGTGCGATGAAGGAGAGTGTAGAGTGAAGGGTATTGAATCGTATGACGAACATGGCTATTGGAGTTACCTAAATGGCAATTTCTACGTTTGCACAATTGATGAGGGCGAACTGTTATTTGAATCACAGGGAGACAGTTTGACCGCCGTTGAGGTCGTGGATAAACTTGCCGCCCTCGAATCCCAACTCGCCGCCACGAAGGCGCGGCTGGCGGAGTACGAGGTGGGGTTTGACCCTGCGGTGAAGCCGCCGAAGGATGGGCGCGAGGTGTTCATAAGGGTAAACGATTGCAGAGAATATTACGCAATATACGATTGCCCAAGTGACGATTCTATTGCTCGTTTTATTGTTCTACCTTTTGGTGATTTTACGCCTGTATTTAGCATTAATGACATCATCCGCTGGTTCCCTTTGCCAGGCTCGAAAGGCGGTGAGTGTGAATGACGATTTGGCAAAAATGATAGCGAAACTAGAACTGCATAAGGGCGGCGTGTGCACACTGAGCAGGTCTGAGCTACAGGCTGTAACGGCATGGCTAAGAGATTACGTCAGCCTCATGCGGAAGCTCGAGGGCGTTTGGGGGCGGGTGGAAGATGATGATGAGAAGAAAGGCACTTACTAGGAGGTAAGATGAACCACGGTTGCGGAATCTATAAAATTACAAACACGACCACTGGAGATTACTATATTGGAAGTGCGAATAATATACAACAACGAATATATTGGCACCAGAGGCATTTAGTTAATAATACACACTATAACTCCTATTTGCAGCGCGCTTGGAATAAATATGGCAAGCAGGCGTTTGAGTTCACAACTCTCCTGCTATGCGGTGTTGAGCGCAAGCTGTATTTTGAGCAGGGGCTTTTAAATTTATTTAAACCGACTTACAACATCGCGGTGAATGCCATTGCGGCAATGCAAGGACGACACCATAGTGAAGAAACTAAGCGCAGACAAAGTGAGACACACAAAGGTGAACTTAATTATGCATTCGGAAAACACCTTTCGGATGAGCATAAGTTAAAACTATCAAAAGCAAATAAAGGCAAACCAAGTAGTATGCTTGGAAAACACCGTACTGAGGAAACAAAGTTCAAAATGAGCAAGGCACAAAAAGGCAATACACACGGACTTGGGCACAAGCACTCCGATGAATCTCGTGTAAAGATTGGTGAGGCGCGTAAAGGTAAGAACCTCTCAGAGGAAACGAGACATAAAATAAGTGAAAGTAGAAAGCGTTATTACGCAGAAAAGAAGATAAAATGAATCATGAATTGCCAGAACTCGATATTCAGAGAGCAAAGTTTATTGGCGAGAGCATCCTGCCATTGGTTGAAGAACGAATTAGGTTGGGCCTACTCTCACTGAAAGTGGTCCATTCGGCCACAAACAAGCTTGTGAAGCAGGGCGATCGCAGGTTGAACGAATGTCTTGGGGAACCCGAGGTCCTACGGACTTACGTATTAGCGGCGATCACGGAACTCACTGAACTGCTTCAAGAACTCGATTGGAAGCCTTGGCGCGAGCGCGAAAAACCCGTGGACCGCGACAAGGTAGCCGAGGAGTTTGCTGATGTCCTTGCGTTTATCGGGGTCATCATCACGATTCTCGTGGAACACGGGATCTCCGTGACGCAGTTGACAGAAGCGTATATACGGAAAGAGCACATCAATGTGCAGCGGTTTTTGCAGGCTTCCGAGAAGAAGCAAGGTTAATAAGTATCACAAATGTTAAAAGAATGGGCACGTAGGTCACGTTTGCCATTAAAAAGATTAAATACTAAAGAAATGATAGCTTTAAGTATTTAATCCTTTTTGGTGACCAACGTGTCCACGTGCCCATAAGTATCAAGTTATTGAAACTTATTATTAGCCCAAAACCTGCTGCGCAAAGCCAAAAATGCATTATAATTAAGCAAGAGCTTGGGATAGCGTCGCACGCGAAAAGTGGATTTCCTACCCACCTGCCCAAGCAATATCAAATAGGACTTGCTATGGAGGCAAAATGATCACAAACAAATGTGGGGTTTATAAGATTACTAATACCATCAATGGTGATTATTACATCGGGAGCTCATGTGATATACAACGACGAATAAATTGTCACCACAGGCTTTTAGTTAATAACACACACTACAACTCTTATTTGCAGCGCGCCTGGAACAAGTACGGTGAGAATAATTTTGAATTCACAACTCTCCTACTATGTGATGTTGAGCACAAACTATACTTTGAACAGGGGTTTTTGGATTTATTCAAACCTGTGTATAATGCAGCAATAAATGCAACAGCGTTTATGCAAGGGTTGCACTGCACTGAAGAGCATAAACGAAAAATAAGCGAAGCGAATACAGGTAGAAAATGTTCTAAAGAATCAAAACAAAAAATGAGCGACGTGCATAAAGGTATACCAAGTAGCATGCGTGGCAAGCATCTTTCTGAGGAGCAGAAACGAAAAATAAGTGAGACGCTTAAGGGTAATCTTCCTTGGAACATNNATNAATTCATGTCTGAAGAATCGAAACACAAAAACAGTGAGTCACAAAAGGGCAAACATCACTCAGAGGAATCTAAGCGCAAAAACAGCGAGTCACATAAAGGCAAGAAACCCACTGATGAAGCAAAGCGCAGAATGAGTGGTGCCAGAAAATGCTGGTGGGCGGAAAAGAAAATCACACGCGAAGCCAAAAACGTGGTACAATAATATATGCGCTACTGTGCAATAACTATGCAAGAACCACAGAGTGCTGGAGATAAATGCCAAGAGTAGGTCACAACACTGCAAAACAAATCGCTGCACTTCAGCCATTCGTGAAGGACGATTCTCGCATTAATCGAAACGGCAGGCCTAAGGGTTTTAATGAGGCAAGAAAAGCGGCCATCAGCATGTTGGCTGAGGTTGCGGATTCGAAAGATAGTCTTGAAATCACTCATTTTCAAGCAATACTGACTGATTGGCTAAATTCAAATAATTTTCAAAAACAAAAAGCGGCTCTAGAGTTGGCCGGTTTCTTTGTGAAAACCGCTGAGGGTTTAAATATGAATATTGATTTACGTTCGCTTACGAATTCACAGTTGGAACGGCTATCGGCCGGGGAAGACGTCTACAGCATCTTGCTGACCAAATAATAATCATAACGAAAAGAGGCACTCGTGCAACGAGAAACGGACTTACATGGCATTCAGAACCCCTAAACAAAACTATAAATCCATCTTATGCATAAGGGCCAACGCGGTCAGCGACTTCCGCATGGACTTCGCAGCGCGCTATCTCGACCGTGCCGGCTTCGATGTTGAGACTATCACGTATGTGCCTTTTTACAAGGCCTCCCAGTATGACCTCGTCATCTGCAGCCGGCCAGGGATCGACATGCTCGAGTACCTCAAGGTTTGTTTGATTGCTGGAAAGCAGGTTGTCATCGACCTAGATGATGACTTCACTGCCATTCCAAAGCATAATCCCGCCTTCAATTATACCGGCGCTGGTCATCCTCATTATCTGACAGAACTGAGGCGCGTGCTGTCTGACCCACAAGTGATTGTGACTTACGCGAGCGCAGAACTGCAAAACCGCTACAAGCACGACGGCATTGTAATCGCTAATTCGTGGGACGACGAGAATCCGAACTGGGATTTTGAGAAGGTAAGACACGATAGCATTAACATCGGTTTCACCGGGACCGCTACGCATCGCGAGGATTTCAATATCATCGAGCCGGTCATCAAAAAATTGCTCGACGAGTACAAGAACCTGCGCATCGTCATCCAGCTCGATGAGCAGATTTATAAGCGCTTCAACGACTACGAAATGCAGAGGCTCTTCCTGCCACCGCTGCCGTTCGCGGACTACCCCCTGTCTTACAGGATGTTCGACATTCTCGTCGTACCACTCCGTGACACGCGGTTCAACCGTGCGAAGTCCGACATCAAACTCTTAGAGTGTGGGGTGTCAAAGACACCGTATGTCGCAAGCAACCTGCCGTTCTATTCAGAGTGGAAAGAGGGCGGATTTTGCGTAGCAGACGACGCTATGAGTTGGGAAGCTAAGCTGGTGATGCTCATTGAGAACAAGAAGCTACGAGAAGAGCTCGGCGAAGCCGGCTACGAGAAGGCGCTTGCGCGCAAGGCGTCGCTGGTAAACAACAAGTGGGTAGAGCTCGTAGAGGAGTTGTGCAAATGAAAATGAGTAAAAAGGAATTGAGACACCAACTCGAAGCGAGCGTGCACAATAGCAACGTTCTGGCAAAAGAGGTTGAACGTGCAGACATCGTAGCGAAGCAATTGAGAGACACGAACGTGGAACTGTGCAGGCGTGCCGAGAAAGCCAAGGCGCTGGTAAGGAAGCTGGTTGATTGCGGAAACGCTATGGCTGAAGGTAGGGTTTATTCGATTGGATATGACGGCGTAGTTTATAGCTGGCACAAACTCGCAGACGAATGGAAGGCGCAGAACAAATGA